GTAGTGTTTTGGTAATGTCATCTAATCAATATCAATTACCATTTTCAAGTACAAATACGACTAAACCGGATTCATTTACGGATTATCCTGATAAATTAACTGGAGACCAAATACTTTTAAATTCTGGTAGATTAATATTTTCTGCAAAAAGTGGAGAACTTATATTTCATTCAAAAAAGAATTACGGATTTATATCGGATGGTGGTATGTCAATTGATAATAAAGGTGGTATTGATGTTAGTGTTAATGATAATATTAATATTGATACAAACGGAAGGGATGTTTTATTTAAGACCGGAAATGGTGCAATATTTTTAGGTGATAATAATTTAGAACCATTAGTAAAAGGAAATGAATTGAAAAAAATATTTGAAGAACTTATAATAGCTATTCTTTCTCAAACATTTAAAACACCATCTGGACCAACTGCAGTAGGGCCCGAAAATTATAATGATTTTATTGCAATAAGTGATAAATTAGCAAATATGATGAGTAAAACAAATCAAACATCTTAATATGGATAATTTAACAAATATAGCTCAAGGAGCAGTATCATCTGCAACCAATTTAGCACAGGGTGCAATATCATCCGCAACTAATTTAGCAAAAGGAGCACTTAGTTCAATTCCGGGAGCAGGTAGTGTAGATGCTGTTAGAAATGCATTAAAGGGATTAGAAAATGGAGCAGTTGACCCTAAAGCTTTATTAGCTAGTTTAAAATCAAAACTACCAATACCTCCAAATCTTCCTGAAATTCCTAAAAAACCAAATTTAAAAGTTTTAAAGTTTAAAGCTAAAGCTGCGTTGTTTCAACTAAAGCCTAAAAAAATGCCAAAAACTAAAAAAGAAAAAATATTAGAAAAGAAAAAATTAAAAGGATTTGCAAATCAATTAAATTCTGCAAAAGAATCAGTACTTAATGCAAAAAACCAAGCAGAAGCTCTTGCATCTAAAGCTAAAGGATTAGCATCACAGGCACAAGGTTTAGCATCGCAAGCACAAGGTTTAGCATCAAACGCACAAGGTGCAATATCAAATTTACAATCACAAGCACAAAACTCGGTTTCTAATATTGCAAATAAAATAGGAGGATAATATGTCTTGGGAAATATTTAGAAAAAATATATTACAAATATCACTTAGACCTGAAAACATTGGTAATACTGATATAATTGCAAAGACATATGCTAGAGAATATGATTTGGCAGTTAAGAGGGGTGGGGATATTGTAAATAAAGTACCATTACAAAAAGGAAATGTTCAAGCTATGGAAGCTTATTTTAAAAAAGCTTTAGATAATGGTCTTAACTATAATGAAAAATATGATTTAGTTGGTGAAATGGGTAAAGGGGTTATTGCTTATTGGAGTACTAAACCAGCACCACCACTATTAATCCCACCAAATCCAAACCAACCACCACCGGGTGCAATAACAATGAATATTTTTCCAATACCATTAGTAACGATACAACAATTGATAAGTGGAGTTACTGCTAACATTGTAGTTTATTCAAATATAGTATCAAACCCCGGTAAATGGATAAAACCATTAGCTGCCATTAATATAAATAATAATCAATCCACAAATAACAATAGAATTACGGGAATTGGTGCAAATGCTACTACGGCAGACCCAATAGATACAAATACAAAAGAAAAAATATTATTTGTAGGAGATTCTCTATCAGCTATAATAAATGAAAAAGGACAGAATATTACTTGGACATATCCAACCTCTGTTAGAAAATCATTACCAAACGCAACTGTAGATGTATTAGCTATCCCAGCAAAACAAACAAGTTGGATGCTACAAAATCTACCATCTCAATTAGCAACTACAAAATATGATAGAGTTTATATATGGGGTGGTACTAATGATATGTTTTCTGGGGTTTCCTTTAAAGCGGCTTTAGGTAATATACAAAAAATGGTTGATTTGGCAATTTCAAATGGAGCTAAAGCATACGTTATAATTGGATATGATGTAAAAAATATGGATTACACTAGACTGAAAGTTACAAGATATTTGAAAGATATAAGCGAATATATTCCTTTAATAGAAAGATATAACGAATATCAACAACAAATGCCAACTACAATTCAAAATGCTAAATTTATAGGAATATTTGATCTTGGACCATTAACAATAGATGGTATTCACCCAAGCGCAGTACAGGCTAGACAAATTGCAAATATAATAATAAACGCTTTATAATGTCATATGTAGAACCAAATAGTAATCCAATATTATTAGTAGATGACTTTATACGATATGCAAAAGCTCATCTATTAACTGTATCTGGGCAGGCATCTGTTTTATCTACATACCAGCCACCATTACCACCTGCACCAAGTATATGTAGATGGACCGGTTATAAAATTCCAGATGAACTACCAACTCAACAAGATACTATATCAGGTAGAACAAATTTTCAATCCGATGCATTAGTTACACGTGATAGATTTACAGAAGAAGTGGATTTGGAACTTGAATACAGATCAAATTTTACACCAACTCAATATACTAGAGTAGATGGTAGTACCACTCCAAATACAGCAAATACACCTCAAACTAATTTTAAAGCTTCAAACGATGAAGCTAGAAAAACAGCAGAAGCGTATTTGGGTAGGTCTATGAGTGATGCTGAATGGAATAATTTAGTATCACTAACTAACGCTGAATCATCAACAAATCAAACTGAAAGAGGATGGGTTATGGGTATTATATTAAATAGAACTAGAGATAGTTTCACACCGGCTGGTTTCAAAAACGCAAAATATAAGTTTGCAAATTTAATTGATATTATATCACAACCATTCCAATTTCAACCGGTTACTGGTACGAGATTCAAACCCGGGCCTGTTCCAGCTTTCATAACTGGACCAAGTGCAGCTAGTGCTCAAGCTATATATGGGTCCACTACATTCTTAAAAGATGTACCTAGAGATTGGTATTATTTTACAGCAAATGGTGCAGACAACTATAAAGCAGGTACTAATATAAATTTCATGTATGCTCTCCGAGAAAGAACTAAGTTAAACCCACCAACAGCAAAAGTAATAGGAGGTACTATATTTGCAAAATAACAGGCAAATCTCAAAAATACTTTATTTAAATATTTATAAACATAACAAAACAAAGAATAGAATATTATGGACATGGATAAACTATTAGAAGCCATTCAAATTCTTATTAAAGAGGAGCTTAAAGAGCAATTACCTGCTTTAATTAAGGAAGGTGTGAAGGCTGAAATGAAAAAGATGCTATCTGAAACAAAAGTAGCACCAAAACCACAATCAAAGGGTATTTCAATGGCTAAGGCTATTTTAGAAGATGAACCAATCGTAGAATCGGTTCAACAAAAAGCCGCACCAACAAAGCAATACAGTAAAAACCCAATGATTAACCAAATCCTTAATGAAACCAGAGGTGGAATACCACAAGGAGATGGAGGGTTCAGAACAATGAATTTTGGACAAGGTGATATGGGTTCAATTGCAGGTAGAACGGCAGTAGCCGATAAAATGGGTTATGGTGATATGGCTAAAGGACCTTCTCCAACTGGATTGGGAGTAAATACTGGAGTAGCTGAAATAGATAAAGCATTGAATAGAGATTATTCAGAACTTGTAAAAAGATTTAAAAAGTAATAATGGCAGTAGTATTAGGAACATATATATTAAGTAATGGAAATGAACAAATCGATGATTATGCAATAGGATTAACATTGCCATTACAAATGTCAACTAATACTTTCAATCAATCATATGATAATTTATTACAATTAAAATCAAATGTAAAAAATTTACTTTTAACTAGAAAAGGGGAACGGGTTGCTCAACCAAATTTTGGTACTGATTTACATAAATTACTTTTTGAACCAAACGATGATAGTCTTGAAGGTAAAATATACCAAGCCGTTGAAAGTTCAATTAAATATTGGCTACCTCAATTGAGTATTGCGGATATATTTGTAGAAGCAACAGACGAAATGAAAAATGCAAATCAAGTAGGAGTTAGTATTACATTTATAGCTAATTACAATAACCAAGCTTTTACAGTAGATTTTAATATAAAGGGATAACATATGGCACTCAATAATACAAATACAAATTTTAAAAATAAAGGAAAGGATATAAAATATCTTAATAAAGATTTTAATCAATTTAAAGATAATTTAATTGAATTTGCAAAAACTTATTTTCCAAAAACATATAACGACTTTAGTGAAGCATCTCCAGGTACTATGTTTATTGAGATGGCATCTTATGTAGGTGACACTCTATCTTATTATGTAGATGATACATTTAAGCAATCATTAATGTTATATGCGGATGATATACAAAGTGTAATACCATTAGCAAGATATTTGGGATATAAGCCAAAAGTTACGGCGCCTGCTGTAACAAAACTATCTGTATATCAATTAGTACCATCAATCGGAGTTAGTGCAAATAATATGCCTGATTCAAAATATTATATTAGAATTAAGGCTGGAATGAAAGCTCGTTCGTCTGTAAATGGTATAAATTTTATAACAAAAGATGTTGTAGATTTTTCTGATGAAAATAACAGAGAAATAACAGTTTATGAAAGAGATAATACAACAGGAGAACCAACCTATTATCTTGTAAAAAAATATGTAGATGCTGGAGCAGGTACTATCGTTAATAAATCAGTTCAATTTGATGCATATTCACCATACCAAAGAATTGATTTACCTGAAACTAATATAATAGAAATATTAGATGTTAGAGATTCAAATAACAACAAATGGTATGAAGTTCCATATTTAGCACAAGAAATGGTGTTTATTGAACAACCAAATACTGAAGCAAATGATCCTGATTTATATCAATTTAAATCAACAATTCCATTTATACTAAAAACATTAAAAACATCAAGAAGATTTGTAACTAATGTAAATAGTGATAGAACTACAACTTTACAATTTGGTGGTGGTGATTCAACTTCATCTGATGAACAATTAATTCCAAATCTTAAAAATGTTGGATTAGGATTACCAAATTCTATTAGTAGATTAGAAGAATCATTTGACCCAACAAACTTCTTAAAAACAAAAACGTATGGCACTTCTCCAGCGAATACAACAATTGATGTTAAATATTTAATCGGAGGTGGTGTTATATCAAATGTACCGGTTAATTCAATAACTACAATAGATAGTATTGAATTTGATGAAGATACAAGTTACTTTAACACACAGCAATTGAGTTTATATATTAGAATGAAAGATTCAATTGCAATCGATAATGAAATCCCAGCAACAGGTGGTAGGAGTGGTGATAGCATAAATGAAATAAGAGAAAATGCATTGGCTAACTTTTCAGCACAAAATAGAGCAGTAACTGCAAAGGATTATCAAATTAGAGTATTATCAATGCCTTCAAAATTTGGAGCTATTGCAAAAGCTTACGCTGTTGCCGATGGTACATTGGATAACAATTCACCATCATCTATATTAGCATCTCCAAATCATTTGCAAGAATTTACTGATTTAGTTATGAGTTTTGTAAATAAACCAGATTCAGAAGAACCATCTCAAGCTATTGTTAAAGAACAAATTACAAAATTTTTAGTTGGTAAAACTTCTAACGAAAATGAAAAGAACAATCCATTTGCAATAAATTTATATCTTTTAGCATACGATTCAAATAATAATATAACAAATATTAATAGAGCAGTTAAAGAAAATCTTAAAACATATTTAAATGAATACAAAATATTAACAGATGGTGTTAATATGTTAGATGGATTTGTTATTAATATTGGAGTTGATTTTGAAATTATATGTTATCCAAATTACAATAAAAGTGAAATACTAATACAATGCATAACTTCATTAAAAGAATATTTTTTAATAGATAATATGACATTTAATCAAACTATTAATTTAAGTGAGATTGAATTGATGCTGGCAAATATAGAAGGTGTATCATCTGTACCAATGTTAAAAATAACAAATAAATGTGGTGGTAAGTATGCACCGCATTCGTATAATATAGATGCGGCAACGAAAGATAAGATTGTATATCCATCTTTAGACCCATCGGTTTTTGAAATAAAGTTTCCAGATTCAGATATAAAAGGTAGAGTAAGATAATGGCATATTATTTTTTAACAGCATCAAAAGATGCATCGGTATATCTTCAACAACCAAACCAAAATACTGGATTGGATGAGATATTGGAAGTTAGTAAAGTTTTCTATGGTAATATTAGAGATATATCTCATACTTTAATTAAATTTGATGTAGGATACATATCAGCATCAATTTCTAATAATAGTATTACAATGAGCTCAGCTGAATTAATACTAAAAGAAACTAAAAGTGAAGAACTTCCATTGGAATATACATTGTATGCATATCCTATTTCTCAAAGTTGGCAAATGGGCAATGGTACTAGATTTGATGAAATATCAACACAAGGAGTAACTTGGAATTATAGAGAAGGTGATTCTACATTAGATTGGTTACCTACTAATGTATTTTTAAATACATCAACTGGTTCATATCCTGGTGATGGTAGGGGTGGTGTTTGGCATAAAACCCCATTTGCATATCAATCTTTTAACTATCAAACAGCCGATATAAATATGGATGTATTATCTATGCTTAGAGTATGGATGAGTGGTTCTATTTCAAATGAAGGTATGATAATAAAACATTCCGCTGAAGCTGAAGATGATTCATTGGATTATGGTATTGTTAAATTGTTTAGTAAAGAAACAAATACTATATATCAACCAAAAATAAGAATAGGATGGGATGACCAAAAATTTGTAACTTCATCTTTAAGTGCAATAGTTTCTGAAAATATTAAAATAGGAATAACTAATTTAAAAAAAGAATATAAAGTAGGAACTATTAATAAATTAAGAATTTTTGGTAGAGAGATGTATCCAATAAAAACATTTTCAACTACATTTCAATATTCTGATATAAAGTATTTACCAAATACAACATATTATCAGATAAAAGATTTTAATTCGGAAGATGTAATAATACCATTTTCAGATTATTCAAAAATTAGTTGTGATTCTACTGGAAATTACATTAATTTAAATTTAACAAATTGGGAAGCTAATAGAGCATATAAAATAGAATTTAAAGTAGATTTAAATGATAGTACTCAATTTTTTGATGATGAAATTGTATTCAATATTATAAAATAATAAAATGGCAAATACAGGTTTACGAGATGAACAATTTATTAGTGAGTTAGCCACAAGTGGTTCTTTAGCCATACGAACAAAAAATGATAATGGAATTCATACATTTGAAGCATCTGTAAGCGGTGGTATTATATCAGGTAAATTAAATAGACCTCTTTATAATGAAAATGAATTAGTAAAATCAGTAGATACTGTAATTATAGAATTATTACCACTAGAACCAGTTCCATTAGAAGATACAGTACCAAGAAGAATTTATAATCCTGTAACACAATCTGTAATAGATTTAACTGTTGAGGTTATCCGATTAAATAGTGAAGTGGCGGATTTGCAATCAAAAGTATCTGAATTGCAAATTGTAACAGAAAGTTTGCGAGTTGAAATTGATAATTCAAGTATAGTAGCTGCATCAGCAACAAATCAAGGAGAACAATCTAATTTAAAAGTGCAATCAACTATTCAAGATTTATCAAATGCAATTCAAAAAGCAACATCTGAAGCAATTCAAAGAGTATCTCTTACGGCACGTACTCAAGCATTAGAAGAGCAAAATAAAACATATAAAGAAGAAATTGAAGGTAAAGCATCTAAAATAGCTGATGGGCATAAAGGGTCTGGTGATATTACATATAAGATAGTAAAGAGAGGAGCGCCTGATGATAAGGATTTAAGAGTAGAAGTAACTGCTGGTCTTTCTGTTAATTGGGTAAATGGTCCTGAAATTGAAATATATAATCCAAAAGATACGGCTGTAACTGTTGAAGTAAAAGAAGAAGCACAGGATTTATTAAAAGAAACATCTCCAATTACTATACAACCAAAAGAAACTAAAGTATTAACATTAGTAGTTGATACTGCAAAAGCTGCAACTAAAAACCCTAAGAGTAGTGGTGGTATTTTTGGAGGAGCAATTGCGGGCCAAGATAAGGATTATGATGGTAATATAATATTAAAAAATCCCGGTGGAAGTAGTACATTAACATTTAGAATGCGTAAGAAAAAGAAATAAAAAATGGCAATAAAAACATTTAAAGAAATATTACAAAACAAAGGATATCGTATTGAAACTAACGATAGACAGATATTTGAAAATGGTACTGTCCAATCTTTTTTTGGATTAAGTAATAATGATTGTATTGAATTTATAATATATGATTCAAATGATAATCAATTACCACAATCGGGGTATGGTATGGTAAGATATATTCCAATGACATCTGAAAATATAGGCGATTATTTTTTAATTGCAGAAGGTACATTACTTCAAAAATATAAATTCCCTTCGGAATATTTTATCGATGTACAAAGATTATTGAGAGAAGCTGGGTATTCAAATGGTATATTTAAAACACAAATAACTCTTATAAATAAAAGAGTTGGTAGTGATAGTCAATTAGATAAATTATGGATATCCGAAATATCACCATCTAGAACCGAAATACGATTATTTCCAAATACAAAAGGAATTGAAATAAATAAAGAACTTGGTGACAGATTTAATTTATTAATAAATGGTGGTGAATTTAGAGATGATGTATCAAAATTTGCAATAGAATATGTTGAAAAAATAAATCCAAATAATATAGCAAGTTCACTTAAGCAAAAATATGGAAATGCGTGGTTTGGCAGCTTTGTTAGCGAATATAAAATACAAAGTATGGATATATTCTCAACACAAGTATATAACAAATTTTTAGAATCAGCTATTAATGAATTTACTGGCAGAATTTCGGATATAAATGATATGAACTATGGATTACCTAAACCCTTCAAACCATCGTTATCTTTAACAAAAGAAGATGTTAAAAAATCGGTTGAAAAATTATTAGTAAACGCTATAAGTAAATATTTATCAATACCTGATGTAAAGTTTGGTTCTAGAAAAAATGAAAAAATAGAAAGTATAGATACTGCAGAAAAAATCTTACAAACAAAAACATCGGACATGAAAATAGACACATCAAGTCCAACAGTATCAAAAGCCATTTTAAAAACAGCAACAGAAACTTCTAAAAAATTAAGTTTTGAAAAAGCTATTCAAATAGAAACAAAAGAACCAAGCGATACACCACCTATATCTAAAGCCAGATTAAGACGTGATGATTTAAATGATGGTGTGTATGGTAACATTTCATCTGATTCTGGAAATATGAAAATTAGGAATGATGGTTTTAGAAACTATGGGTTTAGGGATAATGATTCTATTAATTTAATGGAAAACCAACAAAATCTTTTATAAATATTTATAACTAATGGCAGATAATAAAAGGAGTAAAAAGTTAATTGGAGGTATAATTGGTGGCGCTACTGGTGTTGTTGCAACTGGTTTAACTAAACTTTTTGGTAAAAAAAAGAAATCATTACCATCTGCAGCTAATTCATTAACAGGAAAATTGTTTCAAAGAAAAGATTCTTTAGATTCTGGAAAAACAATCACCGATTTAGATACAACAACTACTGAAGAAAAGAGAAATAAAAAACTTGGTTTTTTTGCAGATAGAAATCCTGTTGCTGGTGCAATATTACCCAATGGTGGAGTAGGTATATTAACAAATTCAAATAATATAATTCCGCTTGGTGGTGAAGATACTGGAGGAACAATAAACCAAAATTCAAACATAAGTTTTAAAATATCAGCAAATCAAAATGGAGCAGCTGTATTCGTAAATGGTGAAAATACATATAAAACAACTCCTAATACATTAGGATTTAGATTGTCTGATGTTGTAAAAGATGGTGTTAAAACAATTACATTACAAAAAGAAGGATATACTTCTACAACTGCATATTTAGTAACAGCTATTCAAAACCCTGATTTCAATGAAACTACACTTGATAGTTATGAAAATGATTTAATACAACAGGATTCATTAATAAATATTGGTCCAAAGAAAAATAAAAGGATATACACACAAACACCTGCATATGTTTTTAAAATAGAAAAATATATAAATGGTGTATTACAATCCACCGATGGTACATTAGATAATAATGAAATAAAAGAATTAAGTTTTGAACTTAATACTCAGACAGCAGGACAAAAAAATGTTTCAAATGCAGTATCTACTAATATATTAACTATTACTTTAGATGGTCCTGATAATTCGGTATTAGTTTCAAAAGATGGAGGTGTTGATTTTACAAGATTACTTAAAGGAAGAAATACAATAGTATCTGATATTGGTAGTGTCTATTCAATAAGTTCAGCTAATTTAAATTTATATAAGGTAAATAAAATTGTTGCAACCGCAGAAGGATTTAAATCATCCACATTATTACCTGAAAATTTAGAAAGTTTAACTACTAAAATAACTCTTGACAGTAATTACGCAATTGATATATTATCTGAACAATTTTCAACGGTACAAAATAGTTCTCCTGTAATTCAACTTGAAAATCCAATTCAAACTAGAAAATATAATATAAATAGTAAAACGGAATATCCTATTACTATTATTAGTTTGAATAATTCTCCGATAGCAAAAATAACTGCATTTATCGGAGAATCTAAATTTGTATTTGATAATCCGCAATTTAATTCGTCTAAAGCAACTATAATAGCTATTCCAGCTGAAGCATTTAAAAGTATTGCAAATTATAAAGTATTTATTGTACCTTCTAATGGAGATGGTGATGGTGATTCGATTGAAACTAGCATATCTGTTGTTGATGAATTCTATGTTGGAGTTCCTGATTTAAGAAATATAATATATCCATTAGAATTAGTTGGTCCTGATTATGCTGGGACAAATGTAGATTTTGATATTGAATATGAATCTGAAAATACTGATTTTGTAAGAATATATGTAGGTGATTCAACTACATTCATACAAGAAAAATCAGATGGTAAATTAGAATTAAATTTAAAAACTCTTTTAAATGTAAGTGGCACTAATGTATCAGAAGATGCTCAATCCATTTCATTAATTTTAAAATTAGTACCATATAATATTAGTGGGGTTGAACAGGTAATTGGAAAAACCGAAATAGTTAAAATTAATTTTAATAAAGGTGCAAATCAAATACCTAGAAATTTAGCTATTAATAGAATTGCTGATATTTTTTCATCTCAATTAGATGATTCTATTTTTTCCAAAGAAACATCTAAATATTTAACACACTTACTTCATTTTCCTGATGGTGATACTAAAGTAATAACCACATGGACGGGTAGCGAAGGTTCTTTGATAGCAAAATTATATGAACCAATTCCAACAACAGTTCAACCAAATGAGGAAATTTTTATATCTAAACTTATATCAAATCCAATAGTTGAGACAGTTAGATTGATTACAGAAACAACTGAAGTTTGTAATACTTTAAAAGGCCCAAATTTTTCTCTACATCCTGATAATGGAATTGAATATCAAATATATGAAGATTTAGTAGCAAGTGGTTCTGTTACATCAAATGATTTAGTTAATCAATATGCTAATTCAATTGGTATAGATACATCTAAATTAAATATTCAATATGTAAGTGGTTCTAATTATTTATTTGAAAATTTTATAAATTTTAGTTCAGCCGAAGAAAGATTGAATAACTTTTTTTACAAAATACAATTACTTGAATATTATAAAAATAAATACGAAAGTTTAACTACAACATTCATACCTCCATACGGCGGATATGATGGTGGTATAATAGCAGAAGCATATGTTGACCATATTGATTTAACTCTTGATGGTGCACAATTAATAACAGAAGATGGAATATTTGATATTCAATGGGAAGTTGCTCAATATCAAGGTATTGCTCAAATGAATGAAGCAAAAAAGATATTTGGGTTATTAAATGAAACTATAAGAGGATTGGATGGATATGAAAAATTTTTATATACATCTACTAATGTATTAGCATATCCAAAAACTTTATATATACATCCAACAAGTGGACTTGGTACATATATTCTAAAACAAACAACGCATCCGGATGTTGTAACATGGTATTCTAGTTTTCTTAGTTTATCGATAGAGCATGATAAGTATAATGCAAATTTATTAACAAATAATATTCCTACATTCATAAAAGAGGATTCTGATAATCAAGACTTTTTAGCGTTTTTACACATGATAGGACAGCATTTTGATATCATATGGGCGTATATCGGTGGGTTATCAAGAATGAAACAATTGGAAGCTTCCGAAACAAAAGGAATTGCAAATACATTGGTTCAGCATATGCTTGAATCGTTAGGATGGAATACTAAAAAAGCTTTTGATTCTCAATTTCTATGGGAATATATGTTTGGAACAAATAAAGATGGATTTCAAAAATATTCAATGCCTCTTAAAGATGCTAATGAGCAAGTTTGGAGAAGAATTCTAAACAACCTGCCATACATTTTAAAACATAAAGGAACTGGAAGAGCTATGAAGGCCGTAATGGCTTGTTATGGCGTACCTTCATCTTTATTAACAATAATGGAATTTGGTGGACCGCAAGACCCAACAAAAGGTGGTAGTACTAAATTTACTTTTGATGATAGAACTGCGGCGCTTTATTTAAGTGGTAGTTCTGCAGTAAAAGTTCCTTGGAAATATAATGCTGGTAGTTTAAGCTATCCAAATTGTGTAGAGTTTAGAATACTTCCTGATTCAATACCAAATCCATCATACACTTTAATTAGTGGTAGTGAGTGGAATTTAGATTTAGTACAAACAACTGGTTCTTTTGCTAAATTAGAATTAAACTTTGGTGGAGATTCTAGTGTTAATCCTTATTTTTTAGAACCATTTTTGAGTGGTTCGCCCGCAGTATCTACATATTATGTGGAAACAACTATTGAATATGTGTATGGTGCTGATTTAGTTACTCAAAGTTTAGATTTTCCAATTTCAAATGAGTATTATTCTAATATTGCTATTAATAGACACAACTATCCTGGTAATTCTTCTTTATATGAAGTTTGGTTAGCTACATCTGATGGAAAGAGAATTACTACATTTGTGAGTATGTCAATTTTGACAGATGATAACCAATGGGAAACTGGAAGCTTCCTACATTTAAGCGGAGATAACTTTAATGGTAACTTTGATGAATTCCGTTTATGGACTGTTCCACTACAAAGAAGTAAATTTGAAAATCACACATTATTCCCAGATGCTATTAATGGTAACTCATATACAGCATCAACGGCAGATTTAATATTCCGTTTAGATTTTGAATATCCAAAGGATAGAACTATAACTGAAAATATTGGAATAAAGAATGTATCAATTAGTGATAATTATGGTGAAGATGTTGCATATGCAGAAAATATGTATTCAGCATCTGCATATCCGTATCAATACACTCCATACGAAAGAACTGTAACCGCAGATGTTCCATCTGTTGGATTTGGTTTTGCTAATAAAATTCGTTTTGAAGACCAGACAATGGTAACTGACCTTTCTTATAAAAATAGAGCAACTAAAAAAGCATTTGATAGAGCTCCAATAGATTCAAATCGTTTGGGATTATTTTTCTCTCCAATTAAGGAATTGAATATGGATATACTGAAAACATTTGGAGAATTCAATATTGATAACTATATAGGTGACCCATCCGATGAGTATAAAGATAATTATAGAGAATTAGATACATTAAGACATTACTATTTTGAAAGATTAGATAGAAACATAAATGAATATATCCAGTTAGTAAGATATATTGATAAATCCCTTTTTGATGTACTTGCCGATTTAGCACCTGCTAGAGCAAAGGTTTCTAAAGGTTTATTAATAGAACCCCACTATTTAGAAAGGAGTAAAACGAGATGGAAAAAACCTGAATCAGAAAGAAATGATTATGAAAGCATTGTATCAATACAAGATAATAATGAAATAGAATCTTCGTATGAAACAAAAGAAGGTGATTTAGATGCAACTAATATAAGTAATATTACGGGTGAAAAAAATAATTACGATTCTGTGATTGATGCTAATGATGTATATTCATTGGAAGGATTGAATCCAAATTATGATACTAATATTGATTATAATTTAGATGATATTATAGAAGCATCCGCACCATTCTACAATACATTTATAGATTGTCCTACTGGTGAAACATTGACTGGTGAAGTTGATTCATTTTCATTTGAACAAGTAGGAATGGAATTAAATTCTTTAGCAAATGCTGGATTTGGATTATATGCTAATAGTGGTACTGGTATTGTTAGACGATTTGATAGTATATTTGGAAATACCGAATCAACAGGAAGTAGACAGAATGTATATCTTGTTAAAAAACAATATAATCAAAAGATATCAACTCAAATAGCTGGATACCCTAGATCTGGGTCACAACCCGGTGATAGAGTTAGATACGCTGATATTGATGTAGTAAAATACAAATATGAAGTATCTAAATTACCTTTTAGTGGAAGTATAGCTAGTAGTCCTGAAATTGCTCAAATAAAAACTTTAAATGGATATTTCCCTACACACTATAAATTTGTAAATAATTTATCGGAAGGGTTACAAAGAGCTTATTTTAAAGGTTCTTTTCAAACAGCATTTACAACGCCCGATGGATTACCAGCAGTAGAAACATTTACAACTAATCCTAACATTCTTAGAGTGGCTAAGACTGGTAGAGGTAGTGGTGAACCAATTTTGGAAGTGGATTAATTTGAAAATATTAAATATTGGTATTTATTTTAAGAAATAATAGTTTAGAAACAATATTAAATGGCATATTTAGATAATTCAGAAATCATAGTAGAAGCTATCCTTACTAAAAAAGGAAGAGAAAAATTAGCATCTGGTTTAAAACTAGATATTACAAAGTTTGCTTTGGGTGATGACGAGATTGATTATACATTTTATGATGTTAATAATGAAAATGGACCAGCTTATACAATGTTAGGTGTTCCTATAACTGAAGCATGTTCTGATGAAACACATGCACTAAACCACAAATTAGTAACCCTTCCAAAAGGAACTACCCAAATGTCAGTTGTAAGATTATCTCCAAATAAAATTAGTGTAAATCAAAGCGATTCACTTATTACAATAACACCTAATACATCTCCCGAAGGAAATACAATTGGCGGATATACTGCAGTATTGGCAGACCAAAGGGCAGGTACATTAATAGTTAGTAAAGGTGCAATAGAAATGACATCAGTAGCAGTATTTGAAGCAGGTGAACTAACATCAACAGCACAAGTAGTAACTGGAAATGAATTTATATTTATTCCCAACCCAAATTTAACAATTGATGTTTATACAACTATCACTGTTTATGGAAATGAAACCGGCGGTTCACGCACCATACCCACTAATGTAATTTATAAAGCATAATAAAAAGACACTATAAAACAATTATTGAGGTTGATTAATTTGAAAATATTAAATAGTTATATTTATTTTAAGAAATAATAGTTTAAAAACAATATCAAATGGCATATTTAGATAACTCGGAAATCACAGTAGATGCAATTCTTACCAAAAAAGGTAGACAAAAATTAGCATCCGGTCAATCTTTAAACATTACAAAGTTTGCTTTGGGTGATGACGAGATTGATTATACGCTTTACGAACCAGCGCATCCAAAAGGTTCGGCTTATTACGATTCTGCAATCAGAGCAATTCCTATTACGGAAGCATCGCCTGATGAAACTCAAGTGTTAAGATATAGATTGGTTACATTTGCTAAAGGAACAACCCAAATTCCTACTATTAGTACAATACCTTCAATTAGTGTAAACCAAAACGCAGGTGGTGATGCAATTACACCAACAACCACACCGCCGGCAAATACAACTGCAGGTTATACCGCTGTATTGGCTGATACAAGAGCTGGTACAATAACTGTAACTAGAGGAGCAACCGCAGTAGGAAGTGTGCCTGTATTCTTAGGTGAGGAAATAACAACAACAGCACAAGTTGCTAGTGGACAAGAATTTAGATTTACTCCAAATCCAAACCTAACAATGGATATTGCAACAACCATCACTATTTATGGTAACGAAACTGGAGGTTCAAAAACTATTCCTGTAACTGTAACTTATAAAGCATAATAAAAAAAGATATAACAAATGGCACTAATAAACGACCCTAATGTAACCGCCCAAATTAGAGACTTAGCTAATACGGGTACACTGGACTCAAATGAAATTGTAGCATTATTAAATACAGTGTTACCGGCTGGACAGCAAATTGCGGCTGGTGCAGGTATTTCAACTGGTATCTATAAAAGATTCGGTGAATTTGATAAAGTAAACGCAAAAGTAGAAGTAGTAACAACTGGATTGTGGACTGGGGATTCTGGTTCATTAACAGCATTCTATACTGCATCAAGTCAAACAACAACAAATAGTGGATACTACTATTTCAATGTATATAATAGTAATCCTGATTTAGGAGATAACGAAGAAGTTCAATTTGCAGTAGCATATGGACACGTTAATGGTAGTGGTTCTATGAACTTAGCTGATAACGATAATGCTTTATTAGCAACTAAAGCAACTTACGCTCAATATAAAGCAATGTTGTTAGACCCAACTGATACTAAATTCTCATTCTTAAATTCATCTAATATTGCAACTGATGCAAATGGTGTTTACGCAATTAACATAGCTAGAAATAGATTTAGAGAAAAAATGGATGCTGGCAACTGGTCATTAAAGATAAGAGGTACAAATGGTTTATTCACATTTATTGATAATAGTGGTAAGAAATTTGGAGATGACTTAGGATTAAGTGGTAGAGTATTCAAAGTGGTTTCTGGTTCATTGAACTTAGGAACTGAAAATGAAGCTACAATTAAAAATGAAGCAGATACAGCTACTGACTTAGCAGTTGGTAAACCTGTAACTGGTGAAGGATATGGTTTATTCTATCCTGATAGAGGAGTTATCATTCTTAACGCTAAAGCAATTGGTTCTGTTGTTGGTGATATTTTAGCACCTGCTAGAGTATATACTAAAGATGGTACTATGCTAGTAAGTGGTAGTGTTAGTGGTTCTCACTCACAAGCATCTGAACAATTTAATCAAATTAGATTAATTAAAGCAATTGAAGCTGGTGCTGATTTTGAAGCACGTAGAACTGAAAACATTTCTACTCAACATTTCTTTGTAAGAGCAACGAATAGAGAATTTAACTATTCTAACAACCCTACATATGTAGATGCTGATGGATTCTTTATAGAAGGTACATTTGAAACCGACCCACAAACATTCATTACAACAATTGGACTTTTCAATGATGCAAATGAATTGATTGCTGTGGCTAAAACATCCCAACCAATCGTTAAATCGTTTGATAAGGAAGTTTTAATTAAAGTTAAATTATCATTCTAATTAATTAGAAACATAATAAAGAGAACCCCCTTCAATGGGGGTTTTTTATTTAATCAATATTTATATACAAATCGGAAGACTAAATGATTAAAGAAATTCCAAAATCTGATATTATCGTAAGACCTATTAAGGTTTATAAAGAATGGACATTAGACGAAAACGATATTTTTCCAATTTTTGGAGAAAATGGGGATGGTACGTTTATAGATCCTGAATATGATTCTAAAAGTCAAGGGTTTACTAAAAAAATAATACATGCATCTATAAGAAGCCAATTTTATACAAATTCGGCAACCGCATCTATTTTAACTGAAGTTGGTAATAGAAAATCATATGCATCAACCGATGAACGTATATTAGAAGATAATATAGCAGTATTTTCAGTACCTCAACGATATTATGGTGAAGGTATGAAGGTTGGAACTGTAGTATTGGAAGATGAAACATCAAATAGAACATATACTGATGATGGATATTCAAATTTAGTTGATGTAACTGGAAGTATTTGGGGTAATATATTTTATGATAGAGGACTTGTTGTTGTAACAAAAGATATAGTTAGTGGTTCTGTATTAAATCAATTTACTTTAAACTTTCGTTCAACCAAAACAATATACGAAAATGAAATATTTTTATCTGTATTAGAAAACGAATTTAATGTATCCCAAAACCCAACCGCTGTTGATTATGATGGAAGTATTGGTAGAATAAAACTACATAATATCCGTTCTACAATAAATCCGTTAAAGGTTGGTGGATTTGCAGATTACTTATATAGTGGGTCTGTTGACCCAACTGGTTCTTATTTAGCACCATACATCACTACAATTGGATTATATGATAATGAATTAAACATGGTTGCTGTAGCTAAATTACCTCAACCAATTAAATCATTACCGGACTATCCAATAAACTTTATAGTTCGTTTTGATACTTAAACCAAAAAGTTTTATATTTATATTAGTAAAATAGAAAAAAATGTCAAAATTAGAAGATTTATACGCAGCATCAACTGGTAAGTTCAAAACCATTGTAGATAATAAAGATGAAACCCCTTATTCCAAAGGAGGTTCAACTCCAACAATAACAGCTGGTGTATCAGATGCATCTTTTGGTGATATAGATTTAAAAACAGGCGATAAAGAAAGATTTACACAAAAAACTTTAGATGCAAGTAGAGGTGGAGCTATTGGAGCTATGCCAGCTGGTAAATTACCAACTAATTTTACTGCACCATCGTACGCACCTGGAGATAAATCATATTCTAAGGTAGTTAAGAAATAATCAATGAGTTGGAAATTTAATGGAAATATTGTTACAGAAGAAACCACACCTGAAGGTGCGGTTGGATTTGTCTATAAGATAGTTGATACTAGAACTAATAGATTTTATATAGGAAAGAAATCCCTATCTCAAACCCGTAGATTGAAACCCCTTAAGGGAAAGACTCGTAAGAGGGTTGTAAAAAAAGCATCGGATTGGGAGAAGTACTATTCATCAAACGAATGGATTAAATCAGAAGTAAAAGCTGGAAACGCTGAATACTTTGAAAGAGAAATCATTCAATTTTGTTTCTCAAAGAAATCCTTATCATATTACGAAATTAAATGGCAGTTTCATTACGATGTCCTTGCCAACGAACAAGCAATAAACGAAAACCTTATGGGAAAGTTCTTCCGTAGGGATATACTAAACCAATAGTTATGACAATACCTGAAATCGCAAAAAAGTACGGAATCTCCGAAGCTTATTTAAACGCAAAGGATGATGCACTTCAAATAGCTGCAGCATCTTTAGTAGACCTTAAAGGAATGTTGGAAGCAAACCAACCAAAAGCTCCAATTGCAGCAAAAATGCAGTTTTTAGCTGATTTCCTTTACGATGTGAAGAATTCTAACCATTAATTTGGTAAATTCCCAAAAAAGTTGTATATTTGTATAGAATATACTAATAATGGTATCTGGGAAGAACAAACTAACAGTAATTAACATTTTAGACGCCGCATTGGGTGTGGGTTCATCTTTAAAAGGAAATGAACAGGCACATCATTGTCCATTTTGTAATCACCATAAGAAAAAACTACAAGTAAACTTAGATACCCAAAGATGGCATTGCTGGGTATGTGATTCTAAGGGTAGGTCAATCCAATCCCTTCTTCGCAAACTCAATGTAGATATACGAGACCTAAATAGATTAAAAGATATCTATGGTGAAGATGATTATACATTAGTTGAGAAAGAGGAGTATGTAGCTAAGTTACAACTACCATCAGAATTCAAACAATTACACTTCAAACCAAAAGGATTTAATCCCGAATACAATCAGGCAATTAATTACCTTAAAGAAAGAGGAATTACACAAGCTGATATCGTTAAGTACAATATTGGGTATTGTTCGGAAGGACTTTACTTTGGTAGAGTTATCGTTCCATCGTATGATGAGAATGGTGACTTGAATTATTTCGTAGCTCGTTCATATTACAAAGAAGAACGAATGAAGTATAAGAATCCTCCGGTAAATAGAGATGTTATTGTGTTTGAAAATCAAATCAATTGGAATGAACCTATCACTTTAGTAGAAGGTGTGTTTGATTCATTTTCAGTTAAACGAAATTGTATTCCTTTACTTGGTAAGTTCTTATTGAGTAAATTAAAGAATAAGATTATAGAGAAAGGAGTTAAGGATATAACAATACTATTAGATTCAGATGCTATTGCAGATTCCACAAAGCATACTGACTATTTTATAAAGAATGGTATTAATGTAAAGAATATTATACCAAAAGGAAAGGATGCGGGAGATATGGGATTCAAAGCAGTTAGAGAATTATTAAAAGGAGCAACACAAACTGGATGGGATGACTTAGTTCTATCCAAA